AGTAAGCTTTCAGATGAGGAACCAGATAAATGGGAGTTGGTGTTGGCAGGAATTGGGATATCAGGTTGCCGACCACGAGTCAGCAAGTGTTGTCTCAAAACCCAGTTACAAGCATTGATGGGTCGAGCATATTTGGTGAAGCCGCCAAACAGGAAAGCTGCTTGGAAAAATATGCAAAAGATAAAAAGATGGATCTTACCCGATTTGAATGCAGAGATAATGAGTATCGCAGACTGGATTTGTACCATGCCGACGCGCAGACGGAAAGCGTTACTGCGGGCAGCGAAGGAGCTGGAATTGGCGCCAGGATTGACAGAGATGGATTTGCAGTTTAAGGCCTTTATAAAGAAGGAAGCCTTAGCGGCATTCTTGCCACTGGAAAGTGGTGAGGCGCAAGCTGCAACAGAAGCAATAGCCAGGATGATAATGGGGCCGATGGATAAGGCACATTTGATAGCTGGCCCGATTTTGAAACCAAAGCTGAAACGATTGAAGCAGCATTGGGATTATTTGAATTGGGTGTTCTATGGCTCTGTCAAACCAGAGGTGTTGCAAAAATGGCTCGATCGTTGGTCCATTGAGGACGTCTTCACCTTTTGGTGTGATTTTTCGATGTTTGATTGTACTCACAGTGATGAGAGTATTGATAATGCAACGGACTATTACGAAGAGATGAAGGACCCGGAGTTTCGCAAAGTGATGAATGCCTGGAAAAAACCTAAAGGGAAAATAGGCGAGATAAAGTTCCAGGCTGGAGTCATGTTGCCGTCTGGTGTCGATGACACCGCAATCAGGAATGCAGTGACAAACGGATTGCCAATGGCAGTGAGTATTGCCGCGGCACTAGAAAAGAAGCGGGTATGGACGGTCACCGTTGATGATCTGGTCCAGGCCTCGCAGATTTGTGGTTTTAGTGTTTGTGGGGATGATACACTGGGGTTCTTGCCAATGTCGCTTTGGCCGGACCACGAAAGGTTGATGGGCGAGATTGAACGCAACCTTTGCGATTTTGGCTTTGTTCCCAAGTTGGATTGTAGTAATTACTTGGGACACGCTGTCTATTTGGGGCAGCGGCCGTATAACGTCCCCTTTGGAGAGAAGGGTGGACGGAAGTGGGTATGGGGGCGTACCATTGGTCGTGCCCTGTACAAGATGGGGTGGATGGTCGACCTCGCAAAAGGAGACCCGATTGCATGGGTCACCGGGGTCGCAGAACAGGTTGCACTGACACAGTCTCACGTGCCACTCTTGTCCGATGTCGCGAAAGTGATATTGGGCTTGAGAAAAGGCTGTAAGAAACGGATGGTTCTGG